TCAATGCTGTTCTCTATGTGGTCGTCATAGAAGCGTGACCATCGTGGAGAGAACGGATGATGATCTCCACTACCCTGCTTAATACTTTCTTCTGGACGCTTGCGCCATCCTTTAGGTGCATAAAACTGAGGCAAATCATCAACATAACGTCTGCTCTCTTCATTCCATGTAAGCCCTGCTTGGTGCTTCATCAACTGTCTAGCAAGGAAAAGAGGTACACTGCAGCGCAACTGTATAAAATTATGCCGAAATGGGGTGTCGTGACGATGTTTAGCAAGGTAGTGAATAAGTCGTACATCTTTGCCCTCCATCGTGTCTGCTGATTTATTGAAGCTTACTCTTGCAGAGTTGACGACCGAAAGGTCGCCCCCTGCTGAATCAATTAGTTCTACTTTCATTTCAACTCCGCATTAAGCATCTCATTGAACTTAGCTTCTGCCGCAGAGATAATGTCTATCTCTTGTACTAGATCGCTCTTCTTTTTACGTAAATCCAACAATAAGTTTATTAGACTTACTGCTTTATCTGAAAGGTCATCAGTAGGGTACGAAACGCCATTGATTTCCACCGTGTCAGCAACGTTAGTCATCAGACTTATCTTCCTTCACATCCTTAACAAAGATACCGTCAACCATCTGGCCTGTACGCTCACGAATCTCTTTGTAGGCCGCATCTAGGCACTCTGCGGCAGTGAAGCCCCATGCAGCATTCTGCATGATCAGCGTAACCATAATATCCCCAATGGCATCCTTAACGGCCTCACGGTCATTAGCCTTGATAGCATCGTTAAGCTCATCTACTTCTTCCTGCGTCTTTACCCACTGGGCCATTGGGTTAGGGAAAGGCAGGATACCTTTATCCTCTCCCCACTGGTTAACTAAGCTTTCTAAGGTTTCAAAAGTCGGCTTCATCTATCATTCTCTCCAAATAAAATCTTGCTTTAAGAAGGTCTTGCTTACCATTCTTATTCATGTGACGAGAAACGTACTTGAGTACGTTCCCCATGTAAAAACTATAAGAGTCTGGAACAGTGTCGTCAATGTAGTCCAGTACTTCTATAGCTTTGTTAGCGTAATGGCTGGGTTTGTTGACCGGATCAAACTCATGCATGCTCTTTAGCTCCTCTGCTAGTTCTAGGGCCTGCCGGTAAAAATCATCCATGGCACGAGAGGCACTCTGCTCCATCGTCATCTCCACTAAAATCTTTAAGGGCATTACGTTCTACTTGCATACCTATCTTGTCTGCAGTTACTCCTGCGTTGGTACGTAAGTAATATAAACCTTTTAGACCTTCTTTCCAAGCACGTAGATGTACTGCGTTTACGTAGCTCTTTGGAGAACCTGAAGGAAAGAACAAGTTTACTGACTGACCCTGGCAGATAAACGTCTGGCGCTTGGCTGCATGTTCTACTACCCAGCTTTGGTCAATCTCAAAGGCAGTCTTGAACACGTTCTTCTCTTCTTCAGTTAGGAACTCTAGTTCTTGTACTGAACCCTCGTGGGCGATGATACGTCTCCAGACTACATCCGTGTTTTTACCTTTAGTCTCCAACAAGGCCTCAAGGTGTTTGTTCTTAACCAAGTGAGCGCCAGCACGGGTGCGGTGAGTGAACGCATTGCTCTTTAAGGGCTCGATAGATGCTGAGCAACCACATATAATGCTGCTATTGGCATTAGGAGCAATAGCAAGGAGATGAGCATTTCTTCGCCCAGTTCCAGCCATGTCTGGCGCTTCTCCCCTCTCCTCACCCAATCTGATAGTTTCTGCAAGGGCCAACTCCTTCATTCGTTTGAACATCATGTAGTTTGCTGAAGATGCCATCCAGCTATCCCAAGGAATGTTACGAGCCTGTAGGTAGCCGTGGAATCCCATAGCGCCAAGACCTATGGACCGTTCCCGTTCAGCACTGTATCGTGCCTTACTGATATCGTCAGGGGCATGCTCAATGAAGAAGGTCAGCACGTTATCAAGCAGACGCACCAGATCTTGAATCATAGTGGTATCTTTCCACTCGTCAAACATCTCTAGGTTAACGCTAGACAGACAGCAAACAGCTGTACGTTCTTCGTTTGTAGCTAGGTGGATCTCGTTACACAGGTTAGAGCCGTGGATCTGCAGGCCTAACTCTTTCTGACTATCCGGCAAGTACTTGTTAGCCGTATCAATGAAGTTAATGTACGGTGATCCTGTACGGAAACGTACCTCAAGGATTCGTTGCCACAGCTCACGTGCGTCCACTGATTCACGTACCTTACCTGTAGAAGGGCACCGTAGTTCCCACTTAGCACCTTCAGCAACAGCCTGCATGAATGTGTCAGGGACGTTGACTGCGTTGAACATGTTGAACAGCTTACGGTTGATGTCTCCGCCTGTAGGTACCTTAGAGTTAACGAACTCCACGATATCAGGATGGCTAACGTCCATGTAAGCAGCGTAAGATCCTTTACGAGTCTTGCCTTGTTTGTAGGCAGTCATCTGACTATCTACTACCTTCATAAACGGGACAGGGCCAGGGCTGACGTCAGAGACTGCACGTACGTCAGACCAATGGCCTCCTACGCCACCACCCTTTACAGATAGCCATGCCACTTCAGAATTATGGCCGATAAGGCTAGTAAGATTGTCGCCAACATAAGTAAGAAAACAACTGATAGGGAGTCCTCGTGGTTTGTCCCCTGCAGCCGGAGCGTTAGATAGCACAGGACTAGCAAACATAAACCATTTACGGCTTGCATAATCATAAATTCGCTGAGCGAAATCGTTATCTCCGTAGGAGTATGCTGTAGCTGCACGTGCAAATGCCTCCTGTGGGGATGTTTCCCCTTCAATCATGTAATAGTCTTTGAGCAAGACCATAGCCTGCTCGCTAAGTAAAGAATCTCTTGCTAGGTCAATAGATACTGACATTAGGCGTTGCCCTCTGGTTCCATGTTGCTTAAATCATAATCGTCTGCATTAGGTAGCAGTACTTGCTTAGCATACATTCCTTCTGAGTCTTCATCAACTTCAAAGAATCCATCCTCAATCATTTGCGCCCCATCGGCAATGAGCTCGTACATCTCGTTCTGGCACTGACTAGCTAGGGAAGCAACTAAGGCCGCTATAGATGCCGCACTGCTCTGGTAATCCTCATCGTTGCTCTCTACAGCATCACGCAGATTACTCACATCAAAACCGTAGTCTACACGTACCGTACCGCCTTCCGTAGCGGTGAACAGTATAAAGCCTTGGCCTTCTTTTATATTAAACTTCATCGTTTCTTACCTCTCGGCTTCTCTGATAACCACTCTTCAGGGATAAGCTTATCAGCGTACAAGAACCCATTCTTTGTACACCAATCAGCATAAGTGGTCTTTGAACCTTTAGATAGCTTTTGTGCGGACCTAGTAAACACAAAACGGATATCGTACTTGTCTCCGTATTGCTCTTTTATCCACATGTGCTTCTGTCTGTCTTCGGTAGTGAACCTACCTTTTGTTTCTATGATTATGCCATTTGGCAATATGAAGTCTGGGGTATATGTCCGATTCTTAGCAGGCTGGACGAAAGGTATCTTAGAGCGTTTGCTCTCATATTCTACTTTAAGCCCCGCCTGCTTTATCTGATCGGCTACTGTTTGCTCAAGGCCAGAGCGATAACCTCTGGCTCTTGCAGAACGTCTAGGCCAACCTGCCATCAATCCTCCTCGGTATACTCGCTGTAGTAGATCCACTTAGGAGATTTAGCTTGGCTCTTAGCCTGCGGCTTGTACTGCAGGTTAGGCCAGCAAGTATGTTTGAAGTCACAGAACTGGCAGTTGATAGGTACTGTACGGTTTCCTGTAGGCTTACCACGGAAGTACTCAGGCTGATCCTGAAAGCAACGCTCAAAGGGCTTATCCTGCTCTATGTACTGCTTAGTACTTATCATGTTCTGTTCTACTTCTTTGACCTTCTCAGGGTCATCAGGAGCCTCTACAAAGGCCCATTCTCCAGTAGACTTGTTAACAGCTATCCAACCACCGAAAGGCTTACCAGAGGCTCTAGCGTAGCCGTAGCCTTGCGCTACATAGCCAAACGAATCGCCCTCTGCCATAGCTTCAAACGATTTGAACTTACTCTGGAATGAGTAGGGGGATGCAGACTTTATATCCCAGACCTTGCCATCAATAACAAGGTCGTACTCGCCATTGATCTCTAGACCATCAAGGTTCATGTTAACCTTGCCGCTAGAGTCTTCTACGTTTACTCCTGCAGCCTTAAGTATGAACAAGGCCAATACCTCAATAGCATCGCCCAGCAACATACGCATAAGGAAATCGTATGGTTTATCTTCAGCGGCTTCAGGTTTGTTTTTTTGGTGCCAGAGTTGGCAGGTGGGTCTACCTAGATTGCTCATGCGTAGGTAGAACTGTTTTCTGTTCCCTTCACGGAACTGCTTCTTTAGTGCGTTCTTAAAGTGTTCGCCAGCTTCTTCAATCAGAGAATCAGAAACGGGGGAATGATCCCCCGCTGTGACATCCTTGAGGAAGTTGCGAACAAGCACTTCATACTCATTCGGCAACTTCATAATCAAAAGTCCAGATCAGCTACTTCAGTGTAGTCGGCATCGACAGAGTCTACAACTTCAGCATCAATGGCGTCACTAGACTTAGAGCGCAGTGCGTCATCGTATTTAGATTTGACCTGATCATTAGTTGATTTGATCAGAGTAAGGATGTTGCGCATAACTTCTACGTCCGCTGGAGAGATCTCTACAGGACGAGATAGGTCAGGGGCGAAGTGTGCAGTAAAGTAAATTACTGAACCGTTCTTGTGACGCTTAGTGGAGAGCGTAGACGTAACTTGCTGGAACTGCAGTCCCTTATTGTTACAAGGCTCAACAACTTCACGAGAGAAGTTCATAAAGCTTGTTCCTTTCATGCGGAACAGGCAAGGGATGTCAGTCACTTCAGCGTCTTCACCTGCTGCAGTCTTTCCACTCATAGAAACAATGCCGTAGATGTAACGGAAACAAGTAATATCCTTGTACTGCGCTTTCTGGTCTGGGGTCATCTGCTGTAGCTCTTTACCTGTTGGTCGGCCACAACGCACTGTACCTTTCTCATCAATGGGCTCATCACCCATGCGGTGAACGATAGAGCGGTTCACTACAGCTTCCTCTTCCTGAGAGTAGTGGAGGTACTGCATGTAATCCCCTAGAGCACGGAAGGTTGCTTCCTTGGCGTAGATATCATAATCATCTCCCTGCAACGTAAATGAGCCCTTCTTCAGCTCATTGCCATTATCGTCTTCTTCCTGATAGTTGATCCGCAAGATAGGCAGTAGGTTGTTTTCCTGCTGCTGTTGCTGTTGCTGACCGCCCATCATAGCCATAAGCTGGTTAGCATTCATTTCGTTGTACGTAGTTACATTACTCATAAATCACCTTTCCGTTTAACCAATTTGATCCGCTTTTAATTTCAATGGCTAGCGGGAGAGCCATGTCGTAACTGTAGCGATGTTTTAGTTCGTCTGCAACCCCTTCCATCGCATTTACTAAAATATTTTTTACTTCATCTACCTCGCCAGGATAGATATCAACCACTACAGAATCGTGAACTGTTAACACAATCAAAGACTTAAGGTCAGGCCTACGCTTCATTGCCTTGTGCGCACGGATGCATGCTAAGGGTACGATATCAGCTGTAGCGAAACTCTGTACAGGATAGTTAACGATCTGTGTGGCGTACGTGACGCTACCATTCTGCATGCGCTGTACGTTATCCCATGCTAGCTGGCGACCACTAGGCAGAGTCATGTAGCCCTCATTCAATACCTGTGAGCGTAGCTTATCGTGCCACTCCGCCAAACCCTCATAGATGTTAAAGTACTCTACAAAGTAATTACGTACGTGTAAGGGTTCGCCCCCTCCCTTACCACCATAGAGTGGGGCAAAGGTATAGGCCTTAGCACCTTGTCGCATATCCTTAGTCACTTCAGATATATCACACTGGTTTATAATAGCTGCAGTCTGCTTGTGTACGTCCTTGCCCTCAAGTATGTCGGCAATGATCTGAGGATCACGAGACAGTTCTCCTGCAACCCTGAACTCTAGGCCCGAGAAGTCTGCTTCCATTATCTCTCCGCCATCAAAGCGAGACACTACAGCCTTACGCACAGGGAACGTACCGCCCCTTGGCTGGTTCTGGAAGTTAGGATCAGAAGATGATAGGCGACCTGTAGCTGTAATGCACTGGTTGAACGTAGTGTGCAGTAGCCCATCTTGGCGGGTGTTACGTTTAATACCACCACAGAAAGAATTCAGGTACGTACTGATAGCGTTCAGCCTACGTATACTCTCTAGAAAGAGTATGGCTGTTGTGTTGTTCTTGAGTCCTGCCTGCTTGATAAGGTAATCAATGGATGTTTTGTCTGTGACGAATCCGTTAGCTGATACCATGCTGACGCCACTGGGCTTGAGTTTAAGACCAGCAATACGATCAGTGTTAAGGTAAATGAGGCCAGTGCCACCGCAGCTTGGGCATTTAGTTCTGTTCTTGTAGGGCTTACCATCTTTGCGTACCTTCTGAAAAGATCCTTCACCGTTGCATCCCATGCAGCACTCTGCCTGCTTACGGTACAACACATCAGTGTTTGTCTTGACGTTTATAGCGAACTCTCTATCGTTCATGTACGGCCTACGTAGAGGCCTACCGCTGGCGTCTAGGCCGATGTTGAATGTCTTGCGCCACTCGTTCTTATCTAGCACCTTGCGGCTGTAGATAACTTCAGATAGCTGAGCAGGGCTATTCAAGTTCACTGGGATGTCCCCCATGACCTCAGATACTATATCCCTGATCTTTGCCTCTATCTCTTCTTTCTCTTTGGTGAACTCTACTTCTACCTTGTCCAGCTCTTCTAGATCTATGTTGATGCCATTGCGCTCCATATCCAGAAGCACCATCAGCATCTCATTCATCATGTTACGGGTGGACCTAAGACCTTTACCTTCATTAGTAGAATAGTCTTTGACTTGGGCTAGGAATAGATCAGCACAAGACACACAGTCTGCTATACCATATTCCTCTACTACTTCCAGAGGCATGGACTCAAAGCCTGTACCTGACTTGAATAGACCATCTACTAGCTCAGACTTCTTCAGTGTGATGTTACGCCTGATAGCAGTCTCTTTAAGGCTCAGGGGCCACTTACGACCACGAGACAGGATGTACTCGCCTATCATGGTGCAGTAGTGCATGTGGCTATCTATGTGGAATCCTGACTCCCTCAACCAATGTAGGTCGTGCTTCAGGTTGTGACCTATCAACATCTGTGAAGTACTTAGGACTTCCTTGAGACGCATAGCAGATTTAGATGCATCCCCATCAAACTCATCATGCTTAAAGAATAAGTACTCAGGTTCTATATTACCTGTAGTCATATCAATATGTGCTAAACCTACAGACACTAAGTAGTTATCTGGGTTAAAGGGCGAGCCGTCCAGCTTACCCTTCTCTGTTTTCTGGACTGTGTTTTCAACGTCCATCAATGTTATTCTCATACTCTCAAGCGACATAGCGAGACACCTTTGGTTCAATCATACAAATAACAACACCATGCCATCCCGTTATTTTATTCTTACCTACAGTGATGTAGCGGGTATGGTCTGGCTCATCGTCAGCACCTAACTCAGTGCGACCTATGCCTAGTATAATATCAGCCTCTGCAAATTTACCAGTCTTACTACCTTCCATCTCTGTAGGATTGAGGCGTGTCTTGCCTTCAGCTTCAGCAGATGCCTGCGATACAGCAACAAAAGCAAGGTCGTAACGTTGAGCAATATCACGTGCTTTAGTGTAGATAGCTCGCAGTCTCTGGTCGTCACGTGCATATGTACCGGTGATCTGCATCTTATCTAGCTGGTCCACTACTACTATGTCTGGTCTGTTCTTATCACAGTACACCTCTAGCTCATCCATGGTCATGCCATGGGCATCCGCCATATGTACCTGATCCTTTATGCTACGCCATTCATCCCTAGCAAACACTGGATCTTCTCTGATCTCTTCTCGTGTGATACCTGTCCATGAGGATATAGCTCGCATCATGGTACGTCTGCTAGGCTCTTCATTCACAAACGTATGTACATCTGCGCCTTGCTCGGCCCAGCCGCCAGGCCCATAGGCAAAGGATATGTGTGCTGCAGTCTTACCTGTCTCAGGTCGTGCAAAGACGATACAGAGCTCTCCTGCGGCTATACCATCTACCTTGGCATTGAGTGCAGGGATGTTGAATCTCCAGCGGGGTAGCTCATCTATCTGCATAAACAGTTCGTCTAGGTCGGTAGTACAAGGCTCAACACTGGATTGCTTTACTGAAAAGTCTTCGTTGACTAGAGACAGATACTCACGTATCTCCGACAGAGAATCACTAGCGCCTTCAGATATGGACAGACCCATATTGGCAATGCGCATACCAACGTCTTGCTGGTACGCCTTGTGTAGTACTTCTTCTGCTATCTCGTGTGCTATATCCTCACGGTCCATCACATCCTTCATAAGGGAGCGTAGGTTCTCTCGCTTACTGCGTGTGGAGGTAGGGTTGTTAGCCTCGTACAGGGCCAGCACATCAGACACAGTTAAGTCCGTCTCGTAGCGAGTGTGTGCATCTGCAATGGTCTTGTAGATAGGCAGAAGATCTGAATCCTCAAACATAGAGTCCTTAACTCTGTGCTTGTTGTTCAGGTAGAAATCTCTGTTAAGAAGTAATTTGATTAATTCTGGTTTCATGGGTATCTCCTCTTAATGACGGGAGAACTATAACACCAGCATCAGAATAAAAAAAGCCCCCATGAAGGGGGCAAAGGTGTCATCGAGAGAGATGTAAGATGGCTTGTATTTTCGT